CAGCTGTTGATCCTGACCATATGGTGATGGCGTATCGCAAGGTTAATGGGTTTCTAGCGGCTGCTACATGGACAGATAAATACGGATTGGTAGTATCTACTACGGGAACACTTGACAGTGAATATGCTGAGATTGCTCGTAAGTGGATTGAGAAGGGTGACACAAATCTTTTTATTAAAGACCGTACCTATTTATTTGAAATCTGTGATAGTAATGATCCTCATATTGTACATGAAGACGAGGGTGCTTATTTGATCGGGATCCGAGAATTAACAACAGGAATAGTCAGGAAGTTTAAAAAGAGTGATTTGGCTAACCTTATGCTTGGTTATAAAGGAGTAGAGTGTAAGCTTCTGGAGTTCAAAGACCTCCCTCTAGACGTAAAACATGAAGGTTGGATGATCTGTGATGCAGAGACACAAGAGTATTTATGTAAGATTAAAAGTAAACATTACCTCACTAAGAAGGCACTGCAACGTGTAGGTCGTAACAAAGCCAGTAAGATGTGGAATAGCCCACAACTTTTCAAGCAGCAGATTGATGAAGAGTATTATAAACTTTTTGATTCAATCCTTGACAACTTTACCAAGGAAGGGTATCTTTCTCTTACAGAGCAACAACGACGTAAATGGATTGAAGATTGGTTTGACAAAAAGGGGAATTATTTTGAGTGATAAAACTTTATGGATCCTTCGAGGATGTTCAGGAAGTGGTAAGACTACAGTGGCAAATCTCTTATCAAGCCTACCTGATTCTGATGCCATTGCTGCAGATGATTACTGGTACTTTATCGGGAATGGAGAGTATACGTTCGATATTCAACGATTAGGAGAAGCACACAAGTGGTGTCAGGATAATGTAAAAGATAGTATGGAGAATAACGCTACTAATGTTATTGTTCACAATACTAATACAACAGACCGTGAGATCAATCCTTATCTAGAAATGGCAGAGAAGTTTAACTATCGTGTAGTAAGTTTGGTTGTGGAGAATCGTCATGGATCGTCAGATGTACATGGTGTGCCAGAAGATGTTAAGAACAAACAGGAAAAACGTCTTAAAAGTAGTTTAAAATTACGTTGATTACTAGTTGACACCTTGAAGATGATAGAGTAAGATAAATACAAGTTAATAAGAGAGGAGAACAAAATATGTCAGAGTTTATTAAGTTTCGTAAAGAGTTACAAAAGCAGTTTGATAAGATGGCTAAAGAGGGTGCATTGTACATGTCTTCAGTCAGCAAGGATGAAGTTTGGGATACTTACTTAGCGAGCTTTCCAGAAGGTACAAACCCTTTATTCCGTGAGCGTACTGATCATGATTGTCAGTGTTGTAAACAGTTTGTACGGTATGTAGGACGTGTACTTGGTGAAATCGACGGAGAGCTGGTCAGTGTATGGGATATCACTATTGATAACTTCTATCAAGATGTAGCTGATAACCTTAAGAAACTGAACCTAGAAAGTGGTATCTCAGGGGTATTTCTACATAACGAACGTAGTATTGGTCAACTTCAAACTATTGAGAACAACGAAGCAGGAGATATTACATGGGACCACTTTTACCAAGTAGTACCTAGTTCGGTTTATCGCAAAGATAGTATGGGTAAAGAGAAAGGTGAAGCTATGACCAACCGTAAGGTATTGGAACGTAGTCTTACCGAAATCAATGATTACGCTCTTGATACCGTTGAAGAGTTGATCATCCAAAACAGCTTGTACCGTGGTCAAGAACATAAACCTACGGTTGATACTATTAAACGTCTTAAGCGTGAACTGAAACAAGCGCCTAATAAAGACTTGTACCTTTGGAATAAGGCAGTGGAACTGAAAGGTGTTAGTGCTTTCCGTAACACAGTTATTGGTACGCTACTAACAGATTTATCTCAAGATGTAGAGTTAGAAGTAGCTGTCAAGAAGTTTGAAGACAAGGTTGCACCACATAACTACAAGCGTAGTAAGTCTCTTGTGACTCCACGTATGAAAGAGGAGGCTAAACAAAAGGCTAAAGAATTAGGGATTGAACCTTCTCTTGTCCGTCGCCATGCTACAAAAGAAGATGTGAGTGTTAATAATGTATTGTTCGCTGATCAAAGTGTCACACCTTTTATGGAGGACAGTGTATTTGATAGTGTCAAGACTAAATCTTCTAAGGCTAAACAAGACTTCTCTAAGGTGAAAGAGATTAGTGTAGATAAGTTTGTATCAGATGTTCTACCAAAAGCAGAGAAAGTTGAGCTTTATCTTGAGAACAATATGGATAAAAACTTGATGACTTTGCTGGCACCGGAAAATCCTTGTGCTCCTAATATTTTCAAATGGGGCAATAATTTCTCGTGGAGTTATAACGGCGATGTTACAGATAGTTTGATCAAGGAACGTGTTAAGACAGCAGGTGGTGCAGTTGATGGTGTATTACGGTTTAGTATTCAATGGAATGATACCGCTTCAAACCTTAACGACTTAGATGCACATTGTCTTACTCCGTCAGGAGAGTTGATCTACTTTGGTCATAAAGGTTCTAATTCAACCGGAGGCCGTCTTGATGTGGATATCCAATACCCACAAGGAGTCGCTGTAGAGAATATTACGTTCCCTTCTCTGGATCGTTTGCAAGAAGGGGTGTATAAGTTCTACATCCATAATTACAGTGGACGAGGCGGTCGTGATTGGCAAGCACAGATCGAGACAGACGGAGAAGTGTTTGACTACTCTTATGAGGGAGGGTTTAACCACGGTCAAAAACAATTGGTTGCGAAAGTATCATACTCACGTTCTAAAGGTTTTAAGATTGTAGGTGGAATGGATAACAGTACAACATCTAAAACACTGTGGGATTTGGAAACTAAAAACTTCCATAGAGTGAATATGATTATGAACAGTCCTAACCATTGGGACGGAGAAAGTACAGGTAATAAGCACACATTCTTTGTATTAGATGGTTGTAAGAACCCTGACAGTGTACGTACATTCTATAATGAATATTTACGTCAAGACTTGAACCAACACCGGAAAGTGTTTGAAGTACTTGCAGGGAACTTAAAAGCAGAGTATAGTGATGAACAGTTGAGTGGCGTAGGCGTTTCATCTACACTTGACAAAGAAGTTGTTGTAAAAGTAACAGGGTCTAACACACGCCTGTTTAAAGTAAAGTTTGGTTAATCAATAGGTAAAAGAGGAGAAATAATATGGAACTATTTGCAAAAGCTACACAAAAGGGTTTGACATTCAAGACAGTTAAGGGATTGGTATCAGTTCAAGAGCTTTGGAAGATGCCTTTGACAAGCTCAAACGAGTTTAATTTGGATGCGATTAGTCGTGATGTGTTAAAACAAGTACGATCTTCTCAAGAGGATAGCTTGGTTACACAAAACACTATTAGTACAGATGATGAAATCCGGTTGGAGGTTTTGAAGTACATTATTAAGTTTAAGCAAGATGAAATTAAATCCAAGGAAGAGGCTAAGGCTGCAGAATCACACAATGCACGTATTGATGAATTGATTCAGCGTAAGAAAGAAGAGGATCTTGCGAGTAAGAGTATTGAGGAACTTGAGAAACTTCGTAAATAATACCTTGTAATATTAGATGCCCTTGCTATAATGTAAGGGCGTTTTTGTTTTATCCTATAAAGGGTTAATTTTAGTATTTAGCCAGAGGAGGAATAATGTATGAAACTATTCAATCAAGCTCGTGGAGTTGTGATGTTCTCAGTTACGTTTTTAGGTATTTTTGCCGCATCCATTTTGTTTGGACTATTGAGTATTTTAACAAACACACGTACAGGTCCGATTATCGATAAGTATTTCAAAGCCTGTGTTAAGGATTACAGAGATATTATTTGCACAGGGATTTATGTGACACCACGGATGGATAAGCTGGCAAAAGATTATTTTAGTAGTCGGGGAGGGGCGTGAGATGTGGGATATTTAGGGGAGGAGCCTATCGTTGCGATAGGCTTTTATTTTATGGGAGGGATATAGTAGGCAGACGATAATTGCTATCGTCCGTTACGGTGGTGGTACAGCATGGTGTGTTGGTTGCTGATGTCGGGGACGGAGAAGGGTTTTACTACTTTTATTTTAGCTAATGCATTCGTGGCACTGGCACACACATCTGGGAATTCATCCTTACGATGTGAAGTAGACCGTTCACCGTTGAATGCCTCTAGTTGCTTATAAATAAACTCTATAGTTTTCTTGTCAAAAGTATCTTCTACAACATAAACCAGCCCATTCTCACAATTAGTTGCGAAAGTCTGGAACCTAGTTAACTTACTTTTGTTATTCGGAGCCGGATCTTGCTTAACTTTAAACCCTTCCGTAGAAAAGTTTGCAGCTTGTTGTTCATACAAACCTCTACCTGCACTTCCTGGATCCACAGGTAAAACTATTGTACAATCTTCTCCATCATGAACTGCTTGCTTGATAATATGATTATCACGATCTCCTGACCTTTTACAAAACTGTCCGTGCACTTCTAGTAAATCATCATAAATATCAGGGTGGTAATCTCCTTGTAAGTAAAAATAACCCTGCCTGTCTTTAGACATTTTAATACATGCAGATGGATCGGGCCATTTATTAGCTTGACTTCTTTCTGTAGAAGCCAAATCCCATGCACGAACAGATATTGTATCCTCGGGCATATCTTTTAAAGAGATCGGTTTCATCCACTCCCTTTGCCAGTAGTTAGCCCCTTGTGGGCGGGCATCCCAATTCGTTGTATTCAAAGAGGTTCGCAAAACCTCTCCGGTTCTCTTATGAACTCCTACATGTCACCATGCAGACTAGACTATATCTTCATCTTCAACATTACTTGTTAAGATGCTACGCACTTCCATTTAAGACTTTCGTCACCGCTTGGCTGTACAGGGTTCATAATCCGTTCTGGATCGTATCCCTTAGTCGTTGAACCTTCAAACTAATTCCTTAGTAAGCTTGGCTGCTGATCACCTCCGAAAGAGGCTTCCCAGACAATTCACGTAGTTTTCATCTATTCTTCTCAGAACAGGGCGGCTATGTTTTAACCGTGTAATAATCGAGCTTTATCGACAGGATTCAGTCCTTCCAGCCATGCGCGATATGAACTGTTTATTTGGTCCATTATTGGGTTCTTTATCAATAAGGTTTTCACCTTATTCCAGACTATATCATCACCCGTTCTGGGTGTCGGACGCTTTTTCAGTTGGATACTAAACCAACCTACTTCCTGTTATTAAGCTTGTTCGCGCAAGCTCAGGTAGTCGTTGCACCTTCCTACTCTGTAGGCTTGGCTCAGGATTGCCTTATCTTTAGACTTAGGTTCCCCTGAATTCATCCGATTATTCGATAAGTATTCCTACTTAAAGCGACAACCGTTTATCGTCAATAGTGGCGCTAACAAAACTGAAAGATAAGAACTTAGCTTCCCATTGGGTTTTGTCATGGATTCCTGTTTTTTCGGCTAGTTCTTCCTTGCTGCTTGCCCATACATTTTCTCCGTCGATTTTATAGAAATACCTCTTCACTCCATCTCGTTCAGGGATAGGATACCCTTCTTCATCTAGATACCAATCGATTAGTTTTCTCAAGGCGTGGTCTGGCACGTAATCCCTTGCTTTCGCAAAGGCGTAGACTATATCATCATCTCTGGGAGATGCCGGACGCTAACCATGTATTACACGATAAGATCGTATCGAGCCATGTAGTCGTTGCACGTTCTCTGTACGCTTACAGAGCTTCGATCAGGATTGCCATCACCTTTACGTGTTAAGGTTCCCCTGAATTCATCCAGTTATTCAATATGTATCACTACATAAGGCGACCAATATTTAATCGGGGTTACAGCTCATTACCATTCTTGAGAAATGTTTTGATCTAGAACGAAGACGGGACATAAGGTATTCAGTAAAATCAAAATCTAACTGTGTTGCCTCATCTAAAAGGTAAAGTGTAGTTTCTTGACCTTGGGCATCTTTCTTAGCTTGTTTTGGATCCGCACACTGCTTGTATTTAATCCTCGCTCCGTTATTAAGGATTATCTCCTTTTTCTGTTCTCGTATAGTACGAGGTTTTATACTGTCATCTGCCCAATCTGGAAGGTTTTCCCATAGTTCTCGCCCATTAGGCCAGAAGCCATCATCCAGCATTGGGTTTGTTTCACGGTATAAAGCGACAGTACTACGAGGGTCATCAACCACCAACAAAGGTAAGTGATTCATGATTGTTGTCTTTCCGCTACCTGCCGCTCCTCCTATAACAAGGATCTGCGTATCTGTAGCCCTTTTTAGCATTAATGCCTGCTTCGCGCTTGCAGGTTCAAATATATACCTACGTTCTTCTTTACTCATATATTATTTCCCATTTATCAATTAATTCCTTAGCTTCCACCACTTGTTCATCGTTAAGTAAGAAACATTCTGTATAACCTTGAAATGTTTCTATATATTCAGGCTTGAATTTTTTTTATACAGGGAGTGTAAACTGTACTCAAGCTTAAAGGCATTATACAAGTCCATATCTCTATAATGTAACAACTCTACAGGCAGTTTAGAATTCTTTTTGATTTCCTTACTTCTTTTGTCAGGTGTTACAGAGAGACCGATCTTGACATAAGAGCCTACTTTCATTATATACACCCCAGAAGGTAAAGTTAAATATACCTCTTTATTATCTTCTACCCTTAATTTATGGAATGAGACATGAACAAGACGTTGCTTTTTACACTCAGGACACCCCTTTCCTTTGTTGTAATGATTATCAGGTGACTGCCAGAATGACCCGTGATCTCTGCATACTATCTCGACAGGTTCTCGACACTTACTATACTTTACCTTAGAATAATCATATCGGTAGCCGTGTTTTTGCACTGACTTCTCAATAAAGTAAGATAGGTCTTTACTTATACGATTAATAAGGGCAATATCACTGCAACGTTGACAACCTTTACCTCTTATCAAATTACCATATAACATGTTTACCGTATGGTTGCACTTTTTACAGATCACTTTTATCCGCAGATTATTACTGCAAGTATAGTGATCTGGATAAGAATCTACTTTCCAAGATGATGATTTAAGGTATTCTTCTACGTATTGTTTTATTTCTTGGTAATTTTTATGATAACGTTTTGAACACTTACAGAATTTTCTTTTCTTGACTAGATGTTCATAAGGGTTACCTTTGAATGTGTATATGTCGCAGTTTCTACATTGGAAACCCCAATCTCTTGATCTTCCTCCACTTCCTGACTTTATAATCTTGTAATCAGTACCCTCGGCTCGTAACATGTTGCGAAATACAGACTCTATCCTACCTTTCTCTTTCTTATAGCACCCACATGAAGGATTACCATGACCTCTTACAGTCTGTAGATCTTTTATGCAGTAGTTTCCGCAGACACATTTAAAACCCCATTTACCTTCTTCTACAGGGTATAATGCCAATAATCTACCAAAAGATTTACCGTGGAAACTTGCATCTATTTGTTTGCTAGGGTATCTTTTCAATGACTCTAAATACTCTAGACTACATACGTCCGTTTTCAACTCTCCTCCTCACAAACAACAAAAACAGAAGTTGCCATCAGCAACCCCTGTATCATAATTAAACACTCTTGTACACGAAACCTCGTATATACCCTAATTATAGCACAAATCCCACGGTTATCAAAAACCTCTATTCCTGATACTCCTTCTTCATCCTACACCCACCTTATACTTTCTCATTACTTCTTGCCATTCTTCTGCGGAGATTAATCCATGCCAGTGTAGAGATGCAGAAGCTGCAACTACTTTTACAGTAGTGTATTTATCTTGGTTGCGAAAAATCTCAATATTCTTTTGTAGAGCATCATAAACCCTCTTTCCTCCTAATAGTCTCACTGTGTCAGGATCAGCATCCATATAATCTAATGACCAATCATCTTGCATAATCACTTCTCCTTTTACCGTAACTGCGATTTGAGTCCTTCAATTTTTTTAAGGATATTTTCGTTATGTACCTTATCCAACTTCTTCTCCTCTTCTTTATACAGTTCTAGAATAATAGGGTATAGAC